CGCACCCGATGGCTGCGTGGTTGAGTATGACCCGACTAACATCATGCACGACCAGGCGATTGCGCTGGGCATGGTCAAGGTGTCGCAGGTCATTATGGGCAAGGTCCGGCTGGCCTGGTTCATGGGACCGCACCGACTGAGCGACAAGCCGAGCCCGTACAAGCACAACAAATTCCCCTATGTGCCGTTCTGGGGCAAGCGCGAAGACCGTACCGGCGTGCCGTATGGCCTGATTCGCGGCATGATCTACCTGCAAGACGAGGTGAACGCCCGTATTGCCCGGATGCAATGGGGCTTGGCCGCAACGCGCACGACGCGCACCGAAGGCGCCGTGAGGGATAGCGATGCTGTCTTCCGCGACGAAGTAGGGCGGCCCGACGCCGACATTATTCTGGATGCGGAGCATATGAGCCAAGCGGGCGCGACGTTCAAGGTCGAGCGCGACTTCGAGCTGAACCGCCAGCAGTATGACCGCCTGGTTGATGCGCGCGAGGGGATCAAGCGCACTGGCGGCATCAACGATGCTTTCATGGGCTCGGCGCAGGGCAATTCAGGCGTAGCCAATGCCGGTTTGCTGGAGCAGAGCAACCAGATGCTGGCCGACATCAACGACAACTTCAAGGATTCCCGGCAGGCCGTGGGCGACTTGCTGCTGTCGCTGATCATCGAGGACATGATCGGCAAGCGGGAAACGGTGTTCATCGACGGCCAGGCGCTGAAGGATGACCGAATCGTTGAATTGAATGTGCCGATGGTCGACGAGGCAACAGGCGTTCGCTACCTCGACAACGACGTTGAGCGCACAAAGCTGAAGGTGACGCTGGCCGACGTGCCGAGTACGCCGAACTTCCGGACGCAGCAACTGGCCGCAATGAGCGAGGCGTTCAAGTCGGCGCCGCCGGAATACCAGAAGGTGATGATGCCGCACTTGTTCAGCCTGATGGATGTCCCGAACAAGCAGGACATCGTGAAGGCGATCAAGGAACTTGGCGCCGCGCCGACGCCAGAGCAGATCCAGCAGCAGATCGAGGATGCAGTTGCCGAGGCGCTGCTGAAGGCGAACATCGACCTGAAGAACCGCGAGCTCGACATGAAGGCGCCGCTGATCGAGGCGCAGACCAAGAAGACCAAGGCCGAGTCGGTCAACAAGAACGTCGAGGCGCAGTTCGGGGCGATCCAGACCGCCCAGACGATCACGGCCATTCCGCAGACGGCGCCGCTGGCCGACATCCTGTTGCAGTCGGACGGCTTCGAGGACGCCAACGGCGGCACGATCATGCCGGCCGCCCCGGTTCCTGTGGCTGGCGCCATGCCCGCCATGGAAGGGCGCCCGGTGCAACTTGATCCGACGCAAGTTCAGGCGATCCAGCGCGAGAACCCGAGGACATCGCGGCAAGCGCTCGGCATTCGCCGCAATACCAACCCGCTTACCCCGCTCAATCCGGCCACCGGCATTGATGCGGGGATCGAAGGCGGTCAATGATTTTTCAACCAGCAGCACAACATCGGAGTAAATCCAAATGAATGACCAAGCAATCGAGCAGGAAATACAGGCCAAGGGGCTGACGGCGCCGCGCATCACGCCGTCTGACATCGAGGCGAATATCGTTTCGGAGCATTACTTCACCGCACGCGACGGACGCCGTGGTGCGATCGCTGACGGCACCTACGTCGGACGCGAGCGACCCACGTTCGGAGAGGCCGATCTTGTGCAGCTCGATCTTCTGACCTTCTGCGTGCTCATGCTACGCAATGGATTCATGGTCACTGGTGAATCGGCCTGCGCCAGCCCTGAGAACTTCGACGCCGAGATTGGCCGCAAGATCGCCCGGCAGAACGCGGTGAGCAAGATCTGGCCGTTGCTCGGGTTTGCTTTGAAGCAGAAATTGCATGAAGCCGCAGAATAACTCAGCGATATACGCGATTCGTCACTCCGCGTCAGGCAAGGCCTACGTGGGGAGTGCGGTTCGCGTGTTGTCTCGCTGGAATCAGCACAGGAGCTCGCTCAGGAAGGGCAAGCACCATAGCCGATATTTGCAAGCGGCATGGGATAAGCATGGACCGGAGGCATTCGAGTTCGTGATTCTTGAACTTGTCCCGGATGCGGCAATGCTGATAGAGCGCGAGAACGCACATATTGCGCTTCTTGGTGCCGCAGACCCAAGCCGAGGCTACAACTTGTGCAAGCAGGCTGGAAGCCAGTTGGGCATGCGTCACTCTGATTCCGCAAAACAGAAAATGTCGGTCGCTCACAAGGGTAGGGTAAAGACGCCGGAGCATCAGGCGGCAATAAACGCAAGCCTTACTGGTCGCAAACTGAGCGACGAGCATCGAGCAAAGATTGTTGCCAACCAAACGGCTCGTACGGCATCTGAGGAAACGCGCAGGAAAATGCGCGAAGCACAAGCCGCAAAGGTTCTGCCTCATGAATCGCACAAGAGGATGGTAACTGCCAATGTTGGCAGGAAGTTCACGGACGAGCATCGTAGGCGCATTGCCGATGCAAACAAAGGAAGAGTTCTATCGCCTGAAACAAGGGCAAAAATCAGTGCATCAAGAAGGAGAAATGAAGAGATGAAGAAAGCAACACAATGGCCGCTGATGGGCTACGAACTGCGCAGCAAGCTGGCGTGGCGCGAAGGGCCGATGACCGGAGGTGCAGCATGATTAACAAAGCAATAGAGCAGGCGCAGAAGGTCGGCATTGATCGCTTGGGCTTTCAGCAGCGCGTCGTCGATGAGAAAGCAGAGCTCGACGAGAAGATCACCAAGCTCGCCGCCTTCATCGAGACGTTTAGCGCACCGTTCAGCGTTTTTGGTGCGCTACCCGAGCCGGAGCGCTATCGCCTGTATGCCCAGCACCGCGCAATGGTGGCGTATTCGGCCATCCTTGGCGAGCGCATCGCAGCCTTTGGGGGTGTTCGATGAAGCGCTATATCGGTGTAAAGCTGATCAACGCCACGCCGATGACCCGCCAGGAGTACAACGACTTCCGGCATTGGGTGATGCCTGCGGAAGAGAACGGCGCCGACGAAGGCTATCTGGTCGAGTACCTTGATGGCGGCAAACCGAACCATCCAGACTACGCCGGATACATCAGTTGGTCGCCGAAGGATGTGTTCGAGCGTGCCTATCGCCCGGTGCAGAACATGACCTTTGGCATGGCCATCGAGGCGCTGAAGGCCGGCAAGAAGGTGGCGCGCATCGGCTGGAACGGCAAAGGTATGTGGTTGTCGCTGTCTGGTCATGGTGGCGGCAGCCTGGTTCATTGGTCCGATTTCTGGTCGACGAACAACGCCAATTTCGCCGCCGCCCAGGAAGAGGAAAGCGCAATCGTTCTGCCGTGCATCACCATGAAGACGGCAGACGACAAGATCCTGATGGGCTGGCTGGCATCGCAGACCGACATGCTGGCCGAGGATTGGTGCGTCGTTGAATAAAAAGACGTTTGACTTTTTTCCAAAGTGATAAACTTTGATTCATTGCTGTGAAGCAATTTGTTCCCGCAGCCGGAGCTTCCCCCGAAAGAGGGAAGCATTGTTTTAACCGCTCACATACCGCGTCACGGCGATAAGTGATCGGCTTGGCCCCGCTGGTAAGCGATGCCAATCCCGAAGATGGAGCGCGAAATGTCAGGTCGTACCATTGATGATTTCTTGGATGATGCCGATGCGTTCAACGCATTGAGCGACGAAGATAAGGCGCTGCTGGTTTCCGGCGGTGTTCTTGAGGGCGAAACCAAAGCCGATCCGGTTGACCCGGAGCCCAAGGCAGAGGAAAACGGCGAACCGCCCGCCGCCGTGGCCGTCGAGCCCGAGAAGTCAGCCCCTACCGATGTTGTTGAGCCCGTCGTGTTGGCCAAGGATGGTCAGCACACGATTCCGTTCTCCGAACTGGAAGCCGCCCGCGAGCGCGCCCGCCAGCTTGAGCAACAGGTTCAGGAACTGCAGGCCGCCAAGGAGGTGAAGCCACAAGCCGAGCCCGCCCAGGCAGCCCCCGCAGTGACCGAACCGGCGCCCGATGAGGCGCTTGCTGCTCTGGTCAAGGAGCGTGACGAGGCACTGTTCACCGGCGATACGGATGCAGCCCACCAACTGAGCATGAAGATCATCGGCATTCAGCAGGCGCAGGCTACCCAAGCCGCCCTGGCCGTGATGGAAAGCCGCGAAGCGGAGAAGGCAGCCAAGGATGCTCAGGCATCGGCGATGACGGATGCGCAAACGCGCGCCGCCGTGCTGGTCGAGAAGTATCCCTTCCTGAATCCGCAAGGCCCGGCCACCAACACGGATGCGATTGATCTGGTTGTCGCCGAGCGCGACCGCCTGATGCAGCAGGGTATGTCCTTTGCCGATGCTGTTGAAAAGGCGGTCGGCAAGGTGGCGCCTCTGTTCGACAAGGGTGTTACGACCAAGCAACCCGATCCCGTCGATGTGGCCGCCAAGGCTGCGGAGGCGATTTCCAAAGCCAAGGCCACCGTGCCGACCAGTCTTTCCCAAGTCCCTGCCGGCGCTGCCGTGCATCACGACGAGGGCGAGGCGATCCGGAGTGATAGCGGCCTGTCTCTGATCAATCGTTTCTTGGGCAAGAGCCCGGATGAAATCGAAAAGATCGTTAATCGCGTGATTTGATTTTTACCGCCCGCCGAGAGGCGCGCATTCCAACTTCAGGAGAAACACCATGGCTGATACCGTCATCCCCTACGGCGCCCCGCAAGCCGTACAGGTTCAATCTGCGGGCTTGTTCGCTGCTTCCATGCAGCGCCCCACCACGCTTAACCGACTGACCGGCAAGCTGCCGCAACAGTCCGATGCCGAAGGTAGCCTGCGCTTCCAGTCCGGCAACGAAATGCCGATCGTCCGTTGTATGGACCTGGCCAAAGGCGCCGGCGATGAGGTCACTTTCGACCTGATCAACCCGATTGGCGGCAAGCCGATCATGGGCGAGCGCTACGCCGAGGGCAAGGGCGACCGCATGGACTTCTCGCAAGACTCCCTGCGCGTCAATCAAACCCGCAAGCCGATCTCGGCCGGCGGCACGATGACCCAGAAGCGGACCCCGCACCAACTGCGTAGCCTGGCCCGCGCCCTTGGTCAGAACTACATGACCCGTCTGGAAGATCAGTTGAAGCTGGTTCATCTGGCCGGTGCGCGTGGTTTCTCCAACGATGTGGAATGGGCTGTTCCGCTGGCTTCCGATCCGGACTTCGCCGACATTTGCGTGAATACCATCAAGGCGCCGACCCGTAACCGTCACTTCATGTCGACCGGCTCGGGCATCGAGCAGATCGCCGCCGCCGGTAACGAAATCTCCATCGCAACGACCGACGTGATGAACATCGATCTGGTGGATGCCCTGCGCACCAAGCTGGATTCGATGCCGCTGCCGCCGCCGCCGGTTCGCTTCGAGGGCGACCAGATGAGCCAGGACGCACCGATGCGCGTGTTGCTCTGCTCGTCCGAGCAATACACCTCCCTGGTTCGTTCGACCAACTTCCGTACCTTCCAGGCCAACGCCATGGCCCGCGCCAACATGGCCAAGCAGAATCCGCTGTTCATGGGCGAAGCTGGCCTGTGGAACGGCATCCTGATCGTCAAGATGCCGAAGCCGATCCGCTTCTACGCTGGCAATCAACTGAAGTGGTGTCCGTCCAAGACCGCCAATACCGAAACCACGACCGACGTTGTGCCGGCCGCTTTCGGCACCAGCTACGCCGTCGACCGTGCGCTGCTGCTCGGTGGCCAGGCGCTGGCAGAAGCCTACGGCAAGGCCCGTCAAACCGGGAATCCGTACTTCTGGAGCGAGAAGGAACTGGACCACGGCGACAAGCTGGAAATCCTGCTCGGCATGATCGCCGGCTGCTCGAAGATCCAGTTCCAGATCGACCACGGCGATGCCAAGGAATACACCGATTTCGGTGTGATGGCCATCGATACCGCTGTGGCCTTGACCTAATCGAGCGGGCCGGGGTCCGCCTCGGCCCCTTCTGATCCAGAAGGAGATTCAAAATGGCAAATGTCACCAAGAAGCGCATCACCAAGGCGCAACAATTCACCTCGCCCTACGGCAACAAGTTTGCCCAGGCGTTCAACTACACGACCAACGCCTCCGGCGTTCTGGTCGATTCCGATCAGGCAACTGCCGTTCAGGTCAATGACGTGGTGCGCCTCGGCGTGCTGCCGGCTGGCCTCGAACTGCATGATGCCCAGGCCATCGTGTCCGACGCCTTCGCGGCTGCGACCACGGCCGACATCGGTTTCCTCTACGTCGATGGCGCCGATTCGTCTGCTGTTCCGCAGGACGCGGCCTACTTCTTCGCGGCCCTGAACACTGCCGCGACTGGTCGCACCCGGTCAACCGCTGCCAAGGCGCCGGTTCGTCTTCCGAAGGACGCCTATCTGGTGCTGACCCGCAAGGGCGCCGCTGACTCGGCTGTTGGCATTGCTGATGTCATCGTCGAAGGCATCCTGCAAGGTCCGATGTAATCAACCAAAGGGCCGGCGAAAGCTGGCCCTTGTCCCATTCGGAGTACCAACATGATCCCCATCAAGTATATCGGCCATCGCCCCGTCTATCGTGACGGCGCGTGTGGCTCTGAACTGACCTTCGAGCAAGGTCAAACGCTGCCGGTCCCTGATGAATGCGCATTGAAGATGCTGCGCCATCCGTCCGTCTATGAGCGTGGCGATGTGGCCGCCGCTGGCGATGTCGTGGAGAAGGAACCCGACACCGGCAAGAAGGATTCCCAGGATAAGGGCGAGGAAGACGCCCAGGCTACCCGCGACACCATCGCCACGATGACCAAGGACGCCTTGGTGAACTACGCGAAGGTTCATTTCTCGGCTGACCTCGACAAGCGCCGTAGCGTGGCTGATCTGCGCACGCAGGTTACTGGCCTGTTCGACCAGTTCGGCACGGATTAAGCCATGATCCTGCGCAGCCTCATTGATTTGTTCCGTATCCGGTCGCAGGACAAGGTTCGCCCTTACCTGTGGCCGGACGATGAGCTTGCGCCATGGTTTTCCGAGGCCGAAAAAGAGGCCGCGATTCGCTCCAGGCTGATTCACGACAGCGAGGAATTCACGGTCAAGACTGGCGAAACGACGGTTGATCTGCCTGGTTCGCTGTTTGACATCCAGTACGCCGAGCTTCGCTATGGCGATGGAACGGCCAGGGAAATCACTGGCACCGATCGGCAGACGCTGAATTCATCGCGGCCTGGCTGGCGCACCAAGGTAGAACCTCCGGTCGACTACATCCATGACGATAAGGCATTGGTCTTTGGCGCCGTGGCCGATGCTGACTGCACGCTGTATCTGGAGTTCTATCGCATTCCGCGCGAGGCGCTTGAGGGTGACGATGACGCGCCGGAGATTTCCGAAAATCACCACATGAATCTGGTGGATTGGGTGCTGTTCCGCGCTTATAGCAAACCCGATCCAGATACCCAGAACCCGGGCAAGGCAGAAGACGCCGAGGGGCGTTTCATTGCCTATTTCGGCGCCCGTCCTGATGCCGATCTGCGCCGCCGGCAGAACGCCAACCGGCCGCACCGCAACCGTATTCACCTGTGAGGGAATCATGGACGCGCAAATCTTCCAGCTTGACGAACAGCGCCTCCAGCGCAGGGCTCCGATTGCATTCCCTGTCCATGTTGATCTGATCGAGGTTACGCGCAGCGCCATGACGTTCTATGCCTGGTACGCCGGGGCGATGGTTTCCGTTCATGTCGCCTTAGTCCAGTCGGCCATTGAATCCGTTCAGGACACATTTTCCATTGAGGGCAAGCATCATGAATAAACCCATGCCGCGCGGTATCCGCAATCACAACCCTGGCAACATCGAGCGCGGTAAAGACCGCTGGCTTGGCATGTCGGCCGATCAATCAACTGACCCGCGCTTTCTTGTCTTCGACAAGCCAGAGCCTGGCATCCGGGTGATCATGCGCGTCCTGATCAACTATCAGGAGCGCCACGACATCAAGACGCTGCGCGCCGCGATCAACCGCTATGCGCCGGCTGCCGAGAATAATTCGTCGGCCTATGTGCAGCATGTCTCCCGCCTGACCAGCCTTGACCCTGACGAGCCGATCGACTTCTTCGACGAGTACATCTGCACCTCCGTTACCAAGGCGATTATCCGGCATGAGAACGGCGATCCGCGTGCGTTCGGAGCCCCCGATAACTGGTACGCCGACGACGTGTATCAGCGCGCCGCCGTCATGGCCGGCTTCGATCCGGCAAGCAAGCCGCTGACGCAATCGCGCACGGTGGCCGGGGCGGTGATCGCTGCGGCCGGCACGGTCGGCACCATCGCCGCTTCCCAGTCGTCCGGCTTGCCGGTGACGGCTGACGACATCAACACGGTCGTGCAGGTCGTCGGGCCGCTGCTCGGGTCTTCGGTCAT